AATCTGCGGAGGCAGGAACAGCTTGAGCCGCTTCGAAAGCTCGTCCGCGCCCGGCATGTCGAAGTTTCGGACGATGATGTCGCCAGCCTTCTGCATGAGCGTCGGGTCTGACTGCGCAAGCTGCGTGAAGAAGTCCGCCGATTCCTGGCGCTTGGTTGTGTACGTCGGGCCGGTCGATACGCTCAGGTCATAGCGGCCGACGCTGAGGTTGTAGATCTTGCGGACCTTGCCTTCGAAGTCGCGCGCCTCGTTCTTGGCAGTCGGCATCGACGGATCGAGTTCCGCGAACTCTTCGCCGCCGTCTTCGCCGAGGATGCGAGCCACGCGCGCCGTGTCGTAGATCTTCGGGGCGAGGTCGACAATGATTCGCCCCGCGAACTCGACGGCTTTCGCGAGGTTGTCGATGTAGTGGAAAGTTCCGAGGTCGCCTTCGCGCTGGCGGGCCATGATCGCGCGGCCCGATGTCTCGTTCGACTTGTTGCCAAGGCTCGCGTCGTATTGGCCGGTCGTGCTCTTGATGTCGTCCGACGAGAGCATCATCCCCTCGACGTACCCTTGCGGGACATCGGGGCCGGGCTGGCGCTGCGGAGGCGGCAGCGGGCGCCCTTGGTCGTCGTGGACGACGTTGTATTCCAGATAAGCAAAGGTTTTCTTGTTGGACGTCTTCCAACGGTTTTCGAAGCCTTCAGCAAAGCCAGCGGGCCCGACGAACGGCGCAAGCGGAGACAGCGCCACGCGCTCAGCGTAGGCCGTCGCCCAGAAGTTGTACATGCGCTGGGCGTCCTTCGCATTGCGCACAAGGCCCTTTACTTCGCGCTCGCCGTCGATGATCTTCTCGACGCCGACAACCCGAATGATCGGGATGTACTTGTTCGGCAACTCGCGCTTGTCGAGAATCTCCGAACCGCTGATTTTGTACCAGCAGACGTAAGGCGCCTCGACCGTGCGCGATTGCACGACCTGCATCGGCATCATTCCCGGCATGGGTTGCGGCTGCTCGTCCGCGTAGCCAGTGGAGCCGTCCGCGTACAGGTTGAGCGTGCGAGTCTTGTGCTTGCGGACCCAATACTCCGCGACACGCACCGAATCCTCTTGCCACCAGGAGTTCGACCCGGACGACGAGAAATCAACTTCCTTTGCGTCCTTGTACTGCTCGCGGAAATCCTCGCGCGGCATGTCTTCGACGATGAAGCAAAACTGACGATCCGCGCCCGTGGGCAACTGGATCGCCGGGTCGTCATAGACCGTTGACGGGTCCGTCACCGGCTTGATGTAGATGTCTTGCTCTAGCGATCCATCATCGACGTAGTCGGTCAGCACGCGGAAATAGCCATAGCCACCGCCCACCTGCCATTCCGACGCATTGGTGATCGCGTACACCGCGTCGCCGTTGTTCCAGATATGCCGAATCAGGCCGGTCATGATCTCGGCCGTCTCGGGGTCTGCCTTGTCGTCCACCGGGCGCACCTTCGACTGCGGCGGGTTCTGGCGTACCTCGTTCGTCACTTGCGACAGATGCTGCGGCAGCTTGTTGACCGTCAGTACCGGCCGATTGTCTTCCTTCCGCTGCGACTTTGCCCAATCGGGCCACTGCCATTGGTTGTCGGCGTCGCCAAGCGCGAACTTCATATCCGCCAGACACGAGGCGCGGATGTTCGACCAATAGCCCGACGCACGCTCGAACCGCTTCATGGCCTCCGCAATGACGCGATCCTCTTCCGAGGAGCCGTCTTTCGACGGAGCTTCGGCGTCAGGCTTGGACATTCGCGCTCGGGTTGCGGGTCATGATTCGGACAGGCTCCGTCTGGATGGTCGAGAAGCCGTGCTTCTCGTACAGCGATTCGCGGCCGGGATCGGCGCAGAGAACAAGTGAAATACCGCGCCGGTCTGCTTCGGCGCATACCTTCACAAGCAAGGCTGTTGCGTGGCCCTGAGAGCGTTGCTTCGGGTCGGTATGCAGTCGGAACAGTTCGCGCGCGTTGCGGCGCATGGATCGCGTTAGAAAGGCCGGCAGACGCAGGCAGAGTGTTGCCCCGCCGTGCTTGTAGTCCCCCAGCATGGTCAGGCCATCCATGCGCCTTCTCCGTGATAGTTGCTTTCGGCGTCCGGCTTCGATACGCGCGGCTTCTTCGCCTTGCGTGCGCCCTCGCAGGCGTAGCGCAGCGCGTCGATGAGGTGGTTGTTCTTGTCTTCGAGGATCGGCAACACCTGCCCAGTGAGCGGGTCCGTCTTGTAGCTGTACAGCGTCAGTTCATCGATCAAGTGCGTACAGCGCGGGTGAACCACGATGTCGAACGACTGCAAGAACTGGATTCCCTCGTCGACGCTATGCGCGCCCTTCTGCGCTGCGTTCATCTTCGGATAGCCATGCGAGCGCATGTAGCTGATCGTCTCAGGTCGCGCGCTGTCGGCAGTGATGAACCACTTACGGGATTCCGGAACACGGTCAAACAAATCCGGCAGGTTCACGATCTCGCAGCCGATCATGTACGCCTCGTGATCGACGTACAGGCGATTGCCGTCTATGTAGCAGCGCACAAGGCACGACGGGTCGACACTGAATCCCCAATCGGCACCAAGACGGAAGATCGAGCCGGGCGGCGATTCGAACTCTTCGACCGTCCAATTCTTGAACACGCGCGCTTCGGAATTGCGCAGATACTCGCCAAGCCAGACGTGCCGAAACTTGTCCGGGTCGCGCTGTCGGTCGTACTCCATTTCCTGCCGGAGCACGTCGGGAAGCCAAGGGTTGTCGCGGTAGTTCGCTTGTACAACGACCGCGCCAGGCGGCGGCGTCTCGCAGCGCAAAAGCACGTCCACCGGGTCCGTGTCCGTGTGCGGGTTCCACGAAAACCACAGTTCAGAACCCGCCTTGCGGATCGTTGGGCGCAGCAGGTCAAGCGATCGCTGCGAGAGGCTCTGCGCCTCTTCGACCCATGCAATGTCGTAACCTTCAAGCGACTTGATCGAGTCGGCTGTGTGGTTCTGCATGCCCTGAAAGATGATCCGCCCACCGTGCGGACAGTCGATCCGGTCAATCTTCGAATCGAACAGTTCGCCGACGCCTAGCGCCTCGATCTTCAGTTCAAGCAGCTTCTTGACCGACTGCGCCAAACTCTTCTGCACCTCGCGCACGCACACCGCGTCGGTGCGTTCCATCACGCACCGCTCGATCAGCATTTCGGCGAAGAAGTGCGACTTGCCGGAGCCGCGTCCACCGTGTGCGCCCTTGTAGCGGGCCGGTGCGAGTAGCGGAACGAACGCCCTAGGCGTCGGGATTTGCAGGGTCGACAATCGTTCGGATGATGCGTTCGAACTGAAGCGGGCCGCCGTCCGCACCCGTCACGGCCTGCGCGGGCTTGCCGTCCATGCGATCAAAGATCGCTTGCACCGCCCACGCCTCACCTTCGCGCGCAAGCGCCACGACTTTTTCGCACACGTCGCGCACCATCTGACCATCGCTCTGTGCGTTCAGCCGATAAAAGCAATCCCGGACAGGCGTGCGCGACTTCTTGCCTTCGGGATTCCCGGACTCGCCGGCTTTCCAAGAAGTCTTTGTCGGAATAGGGTTCGCCATCACTGCCCCAACTTCGACGCCAGTTCCTTCACGAGCTTCTGCGTCGTCTCGACCGCGCTGCCCGCTGCGTCGATAACCGCATTCACCGCGTCAAGCTCAAGACGCAGGTATACTACAGCGCTGAGCACTTCCTCGAGGTGTTCAACACGCTGAGACCGCGCCTCAACAAGCTGCCCATCCCGCTGCACCCGCTGCTGGAGGACACAACTATGGACGCGTCACAGGCGATGAAGGACATGGCCCGCGAGCGCCTCACCATGAACGGGCCCGAGGTGAGCCCCTTGGACGTGCCGCGGCTGCTGTCGGATAAGATCCACGCGTTGCTCGAGGACCGCCTGGCGAGGGACGACGGTGACATGCCCCGGAAGGCACCGGCGCTGGCAGTTGCCGACTGCGACCCCGTCGAGGAGGCCGCTATGGCCACTTCGGTCGCAACAGGCGAGGGGGTCCCGGGCGCAGCGGGGACCAACATTTTTGGGTCCCTCACGTCCCCGGGCGGGGGCATCTTAGAGCGGGC